GTGCTTTTACTGTTTTCTTCATACTTTTTTCTTTCTTTTTTTCTTAAGCATAGCAAAGTCTGCACCAGTTATTTTATCAAATGGTGCTGCCATTCTTGCTATCTTCATTTGTTTTTTACTATACTTTTTATTTTTACCTTTTGGCATATTATCTCCTTTGTTATTCCCTCCAACAACCCAGCTTAATCAGTAAGCTACACCTAATATTTCTTCTTCTTTTTGTTTTTTTTCTTTTTATTTTTCTTCTTCATTTTTTTATTGTACATATTTTCTCCTTTATATTACCAGTTTTTACAGCTCCAGTACCTAGCACTGAACTTATCTTTAGCAGTAGCACATCTATGTCTAGCTCTAAAGCTTTTTCTTCTTGCAGGGATATTCTTTTTTATAGTCATATTAGCATCCCCAAACCTAATAATCTTTTCTTTACCACCTTTACAAGCTTTAACAACAAACTTTTTTCCTCCAGATATTTGTCTTTTGGGTTTGTTGCATTTCATCTTTGACTTGTCTATCGCCATTCAATATATCCTTCACCTTTATTTTTTATCAAAGATTGCTTTCTGTTTCCAGATTTTTTGTAAGACACATGAATCCATCCAGAATCAGGAACACCAGAAATATAGTATTCACTTATGAGTTGATCAAAGTCAAAGTTGTTTTTTATGTGTGCCGCAACTTCTCTATTGTCAAAACCTGCTATTTCAAAGTCACAAGCTTCTCCTTTGCAATGTTGAGATTGCCTTGAAGATTTGATCGCTTCTGAGAGTTCTGGGCTACGGAATCCAGATGTTATTGTTATGGGTCTGGACTCATAATATTCTCTTAATGGTTCCAATATGTTCTCACATATCGCCTTAAGGTTTTCTATCTGTTCTTCATTGGGGGTGTTATCTATCCCCATTCTTGATGCTGTTGATGATTTAGTCATTTCTTCAAGACTAAAGTGTTTTGATAATTGTGTCATGCCATTCTCCTATCTGGGTTATTATCATAATAACATTTAAATTTTATTACGATTTCGTTTTTATTGATTTCTTCTCTACCTATTTCTTCTGTTTTATCTTTAGCTTCTTCATATCCTGCTATCAAACAATCATAGAAAGTATCATGGTAATTAAGAAGGTGTGGTTTCATACATTCTCCAGCAATTTGACTACACATAATCATAATTAAAGCTACCTTCATGGATGTTCCAGTAATTGTTTATTTGTTTGTTTCATATCTTTTAATTTATTTTCTAGTTCTTTAATCTTTTTATTTGCTTGTTCTAAATCTTCATTTGCATTTTCTAGCTTTTGTAAACATCTTTTGTTAGCTGAATCTTTAGTCTTACAAGCATCTTGTAAGTCAGCATTTTCTTCTCTAAGAAGTCTAACTTGATCTTTATACTCAACTATTATCTCTTTACTTGTGTCAGACATAAGCTTTGATTATTCAGATATTCCCATTATCCATAGCATAATAAAAATATAACAGATAACCTCCATTATTTTTTCTTAAATGTAGAAACACCTTTTATACCAAGTATTGTACTAAAAGCTCCAACGACAAGAGCTTGATAAAACATTGGTAAGTTAGAAAATTTATCAAAGAAAATATCTATCTTTGCCTGTATGTCAGGGTCGTCACTAAATACAGACCAAGCCAAAAGTAGTAGAGGGATTGATATAAGGATAAGGCAAAATTCATCTTTAAGATCTCCTCTATGAGAATCAATAACTGCTTTTTTATATTCAACTTCACCATTAGCCATTTTCTCAGCTAACTTTAATTCAGCAACTGACTCTAATTCTTTTGTTTTTCTTCTGTTGGCAGCAATAGACATACCTGTCTTGATGATGCCTGGTACTAATTTAGCTGCAATATTCATCCACATAATTACTTATAAAAGTCTTTGAACAACCAGTCCATATATTTTTTCCACAATTTTTTAAGGTATTTCATAGGTTTCTCCTTGTTAGGTGCATGAATAACAGCAGTTTTTAACAGTGTTTGATTCATGGGTGGGTTGGGTTGTGAAGGTGATGGTCTAAATCCTGTGTTCATTTTTTACCTCTTTTTTTGTAAAGTAAATGAACTCTTTTGTGCCAACACCAAGAGCTTATTCTTGAACTAATTTTTTCTATAATTCTGTATATAAAATCCATTATTAATCCTTTGCAATTCTAATTATTTTGCCATCTTTTACTTCTGCATTTACTCTACTACAGATATAGCTTACTCTTGCACCACTATTTCTAGTTGCAATTCTTTTTTTTTCTAAGCATTTACTTATAGTTGGCATAAGTGTGTGTTCTTTAAGAACAGCAGGTTCACCTAAAAACATTAACAAAGCAATTACTTTAGTCATAAAACTTTACCTTTGTTTCTTCCTTCTTTAACTACATATTTTTGTGTGCCATTTGCACCTATATCAACTTCTTGTCTTAACATCTTAAACATATTCATTTGTTTAACATCTTCCCATCTTTGTTGAGTATATTTAATTACTTTTTTTTGTATTCTATTCATTAGTGATTACCATTTATTTTCTTTTGCAACATATCTACTTGTTCTTTTATGTGATCTATGTTTACTTTGTTATATCTACTAGCTTCTATTTCTTTTTCTATGCTTTCTATTTGAGTAGCAAGGTGTTCAATAAGCATATACATTTCTAAATTTTTAGGTTCTTGCTCTGCTTTTTTTAGAAGATCAGCTTGAAATAATGTGTCTGCTGTTTCTAATTTATTTAATCTTTCCTCAACACCAAAATAAGCCCAAACACCAAGAGCTACTGCACCTATGATTGCTACTAAATTTCTTATAGGTAAAGATATATTTGTGTTATCGTTAATCTTCATAATCTACCATCAAAAGTCTTATGCCTAATTTCTTTTGTTCCTTTGTTGTTGTTCTATGTATTTTATAAGAACCTTTAGGTTTGTTTTTTAATATTTTACCTTTAGCTCTTTTACGATATGTAATTGTCTTAATATCTAAAAGCTGTATTTTACCATTTTTATCTACAATCACAATATCAAAAGGACAAGCAGGATCGCAACTTTTTGCTACATAATAACCAGCTTTAGTAAGCTTTGCTATAGCATCATATTCGCCAACAGTTCCTTTGATTGATGATTTCTTGCCTTTTAAGACAGAAGATTTACGACTAAGTTTATTAGACCACTTAGACTTATTGTTACAGCTACCCATAGAAGTTTATAAATTGTACCTACTTTTGAATCAAGGTGTGCAAGATGATTGTCTCTAATATTAGTTATTTTCTCATGGATAACTTTTAACTCACCTTGAATTTTAATTATTTCTTCTGAATTTTTTTGTGATTGTGATTTCATATTATTTTTGAAACTCTTTGATTAAAGTATTTAAATAATCTTTACCAATAGCATCATGTATTACTCTTAGCTGATCTTTTGGTATTTTAGTAAAATTATATTCCATTAAATATGGAACTAAACTTGCATCAGATTGTAATTCTTCCATAGTTTCTTTTCTAGCATCTTTTAAATATGTTTTAATTGTAACTCTTTTTAATGGAATACTTAAATTTTGATAAGCAGGACTATCAATAATAGCTGATAAACCAAAATGTATTTTAGGAGCAAAAACATTCTTATATGCTCTATCTAAAACAGGCACTCCTGTACTTCTAAATATTTCATTATACCTTATATTAAGTTTGTCAAATTCTATTTCAGCAGAATTTTTAGGTTGTCTTATAGTTATCCCTGTTAATTCTGTAACTATAGGAGCAGTAATTTCTTTTCCAAAAACTTCAACACCTTCACCTTTTAAAGGTCTTGCTTCATATTTAATTCCATCTTTTGACAAAACAGCATGAGTAGCTGATGTTCTGTCAGGAAGTTCTCCAGGATTAAATATAGATTTAAAATTTCTAACTATAGAAACAGATGGGTCAATTCTTGCATTATCTAAAGTTGAAGTCTTTGTATCTTTAGCAGCTTGTATATTACCATCTGCTGCATCTAAAAATCCCATGTAAGTTTTAAATGGTGTAAAGTATTGTGAAGATATTAAACCAACTAATTCATTAACGAATTTATATCCTTTATTACTATCTGCTGTTGCTAGAGATTCTAATAATTGATCTATGCTATATAAACCTGTACCACCTCTTGTTCCTAAGAATACTTTTGCAAAATCTTTAGTTGTTCCTGTAATTGTTCCCAGTCTTCCATCTTGCCATCTGTCTATAAAATCTGCTACAAATAAATAAGCAGCTAATGGGTTATAAGGATAAATGTCTATAGTTTTATCACCAACTTTTAATTCGTTCCATTTATCACCAGCAATTTTAGAATCTCTTATTTGCATAGCTGTTCCAAATAAACCCCAACCAACTAATGATTTAACCATTCCTGATGTTTCCCCATCTTTTAATTTTTTGAAAAAACTTTTTGTAAAAGTACCATCTGCACTAAAAGATATTGCAGCTAATGGTAAATCAGCAGCAGCTCTTACTCCACCAGCAATAGTAGGTAAAGGTGAATAGTCGTATAAAAATTTTAATGAGTTAACTAAAAATCTTGGAAATGGAATAACTAAAGAAACAGTAAATGGAATTTTATTTGCAAATTCTACAAATGCTTTACCTATACCTTTTGCAGGATCACCTGCATAAGTTAGTTCTAAAGAATGATCTATAGCAGCAGCAATGTCTTTCTTTCTTAATCTATTAATTAGATTTGGATTGTTAATAATTTCATTTAAATTTTTACCACCATAAACAGCTTTGTTATTTCTAACAATAGCATCTAATGAAGATGTAAATACAGCCCTTCTTGTAATAAATTCTTGAAATCTGTTTAAAAAATTTAAAAGATTTGCTCCCTTTTCTGCAAGATTTAAAGGAGAATATTTTTTTAATTTCTCAATACTTCTTGCTCCAGTATTAATAACATCTGAACTGTATCTTAAAAATAAACGATCTTGTTCTTTAGGCATAGATGCTAATATTTTTTCAACATCTTTTTTAACTTGTTTAAATCTTGAAGGATTTATCTGTCTAAATATATTTAAAAAACCTTGCATAGCAGTAACAGGATTTGCTGCTCTTGTTAAAGTTTTACCACTTAATTTTTGCCATAATGTATCTGCTCCATATTGAAAACCTTGATATAAAACATCAATACCAACTCTACCAACTTGTGAAATAAAGTTTCTCATGGCAGTTGACCATCTACCAACCATCATAGCTTTACGAACACCATCTAATCTTTTACCCACATTAGCAAGTAAATCATTTGTGTCTATGCCTTGTGCATTTAATTCATCAACTAATTTCTGACTAACCTTTCCATCTTTAAGAAATTTACCATAAGCTTTTGAAAGTTGTGATAGTCTATTTAAATTTTGAGCAGATGTTCTTGCACCTGATCTAAAAAAATTCATTAGTTCTTCTGCTGTTAATTTATGTTTTTTTAATAATTGATTAAAATTTGTTTCTTGTATTAATCTAGGTGTTGTCATTACATCATAGATTTGATCGCTAATTCTAATATTGGGATTTCTTTTTACCTTTCCTCCTTTTAATACATCTTCAAAAAAACCTTCTACTTTTTTTGCTGTTTTTTTACTTATAATTTTTTCTGAAACATCATCTAATCTATCAAAAGTATTTAAATCAATATCACCCTCTAATGATTTTGGTTTAATTGTAGTTGCTTGTTCAACTTCATTTGCTAATTGTTTTCTTTTATCGTTAAAATTTTTTACAGCTTCATCATTTTTTTCTATTTTTGTACTTTTAAAATTATTTTTTTTACCTCTTGCAAGAAAACCAAACAATCCATCAAGGGGTAAAGCTATAAGACCACCTTCTATAGCCATTTTAAATCTAGCTTTATCTTCTGAGTCTTGATCTGATGCTTGTAAATATTCTGTTACTGGATTTGCTAATGTAGGAAAACTTTGAACTAGATTTGATATTCTAGTTTCATAAGGTGAAAACGCAAATTGAGCTGCTAATTCTCCAACTAATGTATTCTTTGCAACAAATTGAGTTACCTTTCCTGCTGTTGAAGTTGCTCTTGGTATTTTAGTAATTAAATTTAAACCTGTAGCTACTTTACTAAAACCTAAGAAAGGTATTGCAAATCCAGAAATATCTCTTGAAAATGATCCACCAAAATAAGTTGGTTCTGCTATCTTAGTAAATTTAACATTTTCTAAAGGTCTTTCATCAAAAAATTTTTCACCTAAATAATTTGTAAAATCTACTGTACCTTGAGCTGTATCTCTAATAGCACCAACATAAGTTCTTTTTAATAAATTTTCGCTAAAGTTTTCCCAACTATAATAACCATGTGTTTCAATAATTTCCTCTGCATCCACTGGTCTTTTACCATCTAATACAGAACCCTCCATAGATTTGATTCTTAAATTTAATTCTTCAATACTTCCTTTGGGTGGTAATTTTTTTTCAGCTTGTTTGTTGTTTTCTTTTATTGTTTCAACAACATCTTTATCTGCATCTTTTGCTAAAAGTTCTAATGGTGAAATTTTTATACCTAAATCTTTAGCAGGAACAAAATCTTCTTCTTTTGATTCTTCCTCTAGTATTTCTTTTAATTCTTGATTTTCAGTTTCTTGATTGATTTGATTTTTTTTTTGTTCTTCAAGTTTTTTGTTTAGTTCTGCTAAGGACATGATAATTCCTTATTTATTTTTTACCATATGGTGCAATTTTTTCACCATCAAACACAACAAGTTGACCATTATAATTATAAATTATACCTTGTTGCAATTTACTTAAATTAGGTGCATCTCCAGACATTGGAAGTTTTGGTGAATTTTCAAGAAGTTGGTCTGTTCGTTTTTGAATAAAATCATAAGTTGCTGCTGCACCACTTAAATTAGGTTTAACTTGTTTGTTATATAAATCTTTATCTGCTTGATTTAAACCTTTAAACCATTTTTTAAAATCTGGTGCATTTCTACCTTGCTCATAAAGAGCATAAGCAGCTTTAGATAAAGATGCAGTTTCAGTTCTTTTCTTTAACATAGAAGCAATATAAGCTTCAGGATTAATTCTAAATATTTTTTTATCTGCTTCAGGAACTTGATCTTCGTATTCTTTTATTAATTCTCTTTTCTTTCTAACATCTCCTAATTTTGCAGCAGTTTCAGAAAACTTTAAACCTTGCATAACAGAATCACCAATAGCCATACCAGGTGTTTGTCCTCTTTGACCTGCACCAAATAATGAAGCACCAATACCTACAAATGGATTTGAAGCCATAGTATATAAACCTTGCGTATCAGGTTGTTCAAATGTGTTTAATAATCCACCACCCATTTCTCCACCAAAACCAATAAGACCTTTTGTTCCTTCAGTTGTCATACCATCTGATGTTCCTGATGGTGATTGTCCGTACATATATCTTCTGTATAAATCTATTAATGCCATTATATTAATCCTTGTCTTCTTGCTTCTGTAAATATTCCATAAGATGGACTTACACTTGGAGCAGATACAGTTAAATTTATATTTTGTTTAGCTGCATCATATCTGTTTAATATATCAGACCCTGCTTGTCCAACATTACCAAAGAATGTTTGAAACACAGATGTTGGTAATGCTTCGCCACTAATCAATCCTGGTAATACTGGTATTGCTTGATTAATAGCATCACTATCTAATGTCTGACCTTTAAGATAATCTTCTGTTGTTAAAACTCCACCTGTCTGTGCATAGTCTGGTGATAATCTTCTACCATCATATCCTAAAGTTTTTAATGCTTGATCGTTTTTATAAGCATCTTGTGCTGATCTTACCACAAGTCCTGTCAAAGAAAAACCTGATTTTGCAAATGTTTGTAAAGGTTGATCTCTAAATGTGTCAACATAAGTAGCTGCATCTGCGTCTATTTCGTCTGTATATTGATTATAAAAAGAATCTTTTTTTATATTATCTAATGTTGCTTCTAAATTTTCTTGAATATAAGATTTAGCTTCTGCATCAACATTGGGTTTACCGCTATCGTACTTTGAATTTGCTATACCTTGAAGTTGATTGAGCATATCAACTTTAGCTTTATCTGATATAGTTGAGTCTAATAAATATCCTTTAATGTTTGCTGTATTGTATTCTTGACCAGTAACAACTCCTTGACCTCTAGTTTCAACACCTGTAAATTTACCTGTGCCTTGTTCAAAAGTTGGAACAGCAACAGCACTTACATTTTGATAAGCTTGTGTTTCGTAATCTTTTAAATTTTGAGTTTCTCTTGTTAAAGCAGCAGCATCAGATTCTCTTGAAGCCGCAGCACTTTCCATAATTTCATTATAAGCTTCTATGTCGCCACCAGCTCCACCTTCAGCTACAGAATAATCCATGATAGATTCTGTTGCTAGACCTGCTTCTACATCTGCTGTTGATCTATCTGAACTGCTAGAACCAGAATCAGAACCTGAACCTGAACTCATGTTAGCTCCTTATAATATGATTGCTATGACAAAAAGAATGAATAATCCAATTAAAAACTTTGAAGGGTGTTTTTGGATATAGACATCAAAATCATAATAAATTTTTTGTAATTTTTTCATTATAATAATCCTCCTAATACTCCACCTAGTCCACCAAGTATTGCACCAGATGTACCGCCTAAACCATAACCGATAGCAGCACCACCTAAACCTGTTGTAAATGGATTGGGTGTGAATTGTTGTTGAGTTGCTGTTGTTGGAAAACCTAAAGCTATAGGTGAAACAATACCAGCATACTGTTGTAAGTTTTGTAATGGAGCTAATTGAGCTTGTCTTGTTAACTGTTCAAGTTGTTGTCCTGTTTGAACTAATGATGGTGTTTCTCTAGCAACTTGTAATTGTCTTCCTCTTTCAGCTTCTGCTGCTTGAAAAGCAAAAGGTAAAGCTTGTTGTGCAACCTGTGTTGCTACTTGTTGTTGAGACATAGGACTTCCAGGTGTTCTTCCAGCTCCTGAAAATTGTTGTGCAACTGATGTATAAACATCACCAGCAGCTCTTTGTATTAATGGATTTAAATATGGATTTGCATAAGCACCAGCTAATGTAGAAGCTAACTGTTGTTGTGCAGCAGTTCCTAATGTTTCTTGTCCAGCAAGACCTGTTAATGTTTGTTGTGTTGGAGCTACATATTCACCAACTCCTGATCCGTAAATTTGACCTGCTTCTGAAATAATTTGATTTAATGCTGGTTGTGCTGCTGTGTAAGGTTGAACTGTTTGTGTTCCTGTACCTGCTCCTGCTGATGAACCGCCTCCGCCAAAACTCATTTTTTCTCCTCTTGTTTTATTTTTTTTTCTAAAACAACATGAGTTCTTTGATACCCATAATTGTTTAAAACTTTTTGCCAACCTGGTCTAGCAATCAACTCCATCATTTGACATTCTTCATCTTTTGCAAACTTCTCAATGTCTTTGACTAAGTATTGCCACTTGTGTCTTTGTCTGCCAGTCATAATATAGATATGACAAACTTTACCTAACTTTCTTTTGATAAGTTCTGTAACTACAACACCAAAATATTTTTCTACTGGTCTTGGTTTAGACTTATCCCACAAAACCCAAATTTGAAATTTACCTTCTTTGGCAGTCTGTAAAACAAATTCTGAATCAGTGAGTTGACTTGAATAGTGTAAGGCATTTCTAATATCTTTTTCTACTAGACCCCATACTTTATCAAGTTCTTTGATAGGTATTCTAACTAACTCCATAAATACACTAATATAGTATCTTTGTTAAGGACTTTTTTCATCAAAAATCTCTAAATAACTAACAATACCAGCTATGTTATTAGCAGACGCAGCTTCTAACTTTAAAGTGTCGCCTGACTCTAAAACCATTGTGCCTTTAACTAAATTTTCTACTGTTTTTGATCCTAATGATATGTGAGCTACTTCATGTTCTGCACCAGAATCAGATGCGTCTGTTGTAAATGCTTCTACTTCAACAGCGCCTGAGTGTATGTTTGTAATCTGTATAGATTTTATTAAAGCTGTCCTATTTGTAGGACAAGTGTAAACAGTTGTTTTGTTTGTCGTTGTAAGATCAAACATTGCATTTTTATATATATTAGCCATAGTAATTAAGAGGGATAGGCAAGGTGGTTAGGTGGTATTGCCTACCCCAGTCGGTATTCTATCACTTTTTAAACCAAGCTGGTAGTCCTAAATGCTTTCTTCTATCATAAAGATTTTGATTTGCATTTTTAGATTTTTGGTTGTTATAGTGTAGAAAAACTTGACAGCAGTCGTTACCTTGAAATTCCTCTCTCCAATGTTCTAGTTCCATACCTCTATAGACTAGCATATCACCAGGTTTTAAAACGACTCTAGTTCCTTTGTTATTGCTTGATACTGTAATTTTTTTACCATCAGGAATACCTACATTCTTTTTAGGTTCTAAATAAATAGCCCAAGGATCACCACCTAAATTTAATGTTGTAGATATTTCACAACTAAATCTATCTTTATGTCTGTGTAGTATATCTCCTGTTTTATAAATCCTTGCATAAGAATAAGTTGGATTTAATTTTAATCCTGTTTTCTTTTCCATAACAGGTAAAGTTCTCATCAATAAAGTTTCCATAGCTATATCTGAATAATGTGAATATGTATTTGGAACTTGTTGATCAGCCCAAGTACCCCATTCTTCTGTAAAGTTAGAAATGTATCTTTCATCAAACAAAGTTCTTGCAACTTGTCTTTTAAGTAAAAAATAATTGTAAACAAATGTAGCTATATCTTTTGGTACAGCTTCTTTGATGACACAATATTTATTTTTTTGGAAGCTCATTATTGTTACTCCTTTCTTTTGATATTGCTGTTTCAACAACTTTAATATTCCAATGTATAAATCTAAATGGTTCTATTCCTGCATCTACTGCAAACTGATGTGGAACATAACCTGGAAATACAATCATTGTTCCTGGCTTTGGTTTGTAATGAACCTGATTTGTTGCCATTGTTATTTTTGATTGATCTTTCATAAATAGTTTTGTCATCTCTGCACCTGGTCTTGGGTCATGAAATATTGGGTAAGATGTTTTCTCACTACATTTTAAAAAATAAAATCCTGATATATGTTGATTCCAATGAACATGAGTATCATGATGACCACCACCTTTTTCACTAAACTCTTGTACCCAAAATTCTGTAAAGTGTAAGCTATGATTTTGTAAATTAAATCCTTGCCAATCTAAAAACTCATAAGACCTTTGACCTATAAATTCTACTAGGTCTTTTATTTTAGGATCGTTTGAAAAGCTCTCACTATGTTTTGATAAACCAAATGTACCTATATCTTTCTTCCATTTAGGTTCATTCTTTAATTTATCTTTTAAAAGTTTTTCTGCTTTCTTAATATATTTATCTGTTACTTTAGTTGCGTTCTTCAAAAACATGGGTGCTTCTGCAATCCATATTGGTGTTTGAAAATAAAATGCAGACTTAAAATCTACATGACCTTTTGGTTTACTGCTTCCGCCTTGTATCATATTATCTAAAAGGATAGCCAAGATTCCATATTACTAAGCTATGCCTTACTCCTTTGGTTACTGGTTTAACTCTATGCCATACAAAGCTAGGAAATATTACTAAAGAACCTTTAGGTAATATTTCAGTACAAGCTCTGATATTTGGTTTTTTATCAGGGTCTAAGTTTCTGAAATCAAACTCTAGTTCTCCACCTTTGTATTCTTTTGGGTCTGTCAAACTAACTGTTACAGATAGTTTCCTTATCTTGCCTTTTGTTGGACCTTCTTCTACATAAGGTTTATCCCAACTATCACAATGCCAGTCATAGTATTGTCCTTTTTTATATATTGTAAATTGACAAGATTCTGAAAAATCCCAATCAAAGTTCCAACCTGCATTTTTATTTGCTTGATGCACATAAGGTTGAATTTCTTTATATATCCATCTATCGTTCATCCAAACAATATTTGAATCTCTTTTCTTTTGTAAATCTTTAATTTCATCTTTGCTAAGAGGTTGTTTATTTAAATCTCTATCTCTACCATAACCACCTGTAATAGCCATAATCTCTCTATTCTTTTCTGCCTTACCATATTGCACAATCATATCGCAAATTCTTGGTGGTATTGCAGATTGAAAGTACCAAAAGTAATTAGATATATTCATAATTTATAGTTAAAAAAATATTTAACTTGTTAGCTTTATTTTCAGTAATAAAATATTTTTGTGTAGCAGGAAACATATAGAAATGATTATTTTTTAAAGGTAAATGCCATGTTCTATTTTTTCTTCTATTATCATCATATTCAATAATTAATTCACAAGAATCTTCTTCACAATCTACAACATACACTAATGTGTAATCAGGTGAGTTTCTTAAATCTACAGGTTCTATTTGATGTCTTAAATATGATTGTTCTTTAGGATGCAGCACACTTCCATGTAATGATCTTTCAACTAAAGTAAATCCATGTTCTACTCTAATATGATCTCTTAAATAGTCTTTTAACCATTGTATAGGTTGTGAAAAAGGAACTTCATAATCTTTAAAAGAATATGCTTTTGGATTATTGTTGATTGTAACTTTGTCTATGTAGGAATTTAAAATATCGTTTTTAATTTTTTCTCTGTCTATCTCAAAACCTTTCGGCATATCAACAGAACCATGAATTAAACTAATCTCCGACAGTACCACCTTCTGCATAAATTAAGCTAAGCTATTTTCTATATCCCAAGATTGACCAGACTCATTCCAGTTGTATGACCATCTGTGAGTTCCAGCTTCGTTTTGTGAAGTTTGTTCTGCTGTTAAAGCAGGAGCATCACCTGCTGGTGACTGCCATCTTGCTTCTGCAACATTTAAAGTCCAACTAGCATAAGGTTTCTTACCAATGAAAATATCGTTATCTTCATCATAAGTCATACCTATTCCTGCGTAATTACCTCTTAAAGGTGTTCCGCCATTTTTGTGTTGTCCGCCTTGTGTATTGTAAGATGTTTTTTTCCAAAGAGGCCAGCTATGGATTCTTTCCAAAAACTGTCTGCCTACTTCTTCATCTTCAACACCATCAGCATTTTGACAATCTTTATCAGCTACAACATGAACTGCTATAACTTTATTGTTTGCTCCTAGTTTTGCGTAATGTGCCATAATGTTCTCCTTATAT